GAAAGTATTTTGCAAACTCACCCAGGTCAGGCCACAGAGTTGGCTCGCCGCCGGTAAGATGTATTCTTACATATTTTTTGTTATGATATGTTTTGTATGTATCTATCAAGTGTCCTAGATTTTGTTTAACCAACTCTAAATCTAAAGGAAATCTATACTTTCCATCATTAAATCCGTCAAAGCAATAGTGGCATTTGAAGTTACACGTAGTTCCTACAATATAACCAATATGCAAGGAATCAACTGCATCGTGATCTATAATTTTAATTGGGTTCATTTCTTTTTACCTATTAACATATATCGATCATATTTAGGTGTTTCTAAATTTCCTCTATAAAATGGTTTTATATGACTCATTTTTGTAAAGTCATTTAGATCAATTGAACATCTTTTATGTTCTTCGTGTTCAAAATAATTATTACTTTGTAATACAATAACTGCATCATCTGGTTGATTAGACAGCCATTGCTGATACTGTTCTTGCGTAATATGTTCACAACTTGTGTTTATAACTACATCGGCAGATGTTTCAAAACCGCACATATCTGTTGTAATTGCGCTAAATTTCCCTTGCATTTCGTAACGCTTATTAATTGTATTAGCTATATCTTCGCACACAGGGTCTATATCCACGCTTGTAATGCTGTTTATATTGATATTAGAGTTAAACAGTATACTTGCAAGCACTCCGTTCCAACCGCCGTATATGACGATATTTAACGGTCTAACGGGTACAAATCCTACCAAGTTCTCAGCTAACCATACTTTGCTGTTTACTTGCCCTTTCCAAAAACTTTCAAGTGTGCGATAGCGATCATCACTATTGCGAATAGCATCCATCCAAAATAATACGTCTTGTATATCAATTTTCATACTGTGCCTCAAACTTTTTAAAACTGCCACACTGCTTTGCACACTCTTTTAGAGGATCACACCCCCAGGTGTCTTGTATTGAATTAAAGTAGTTAGAATTAAATATTTCACGTAAACTACTGTTATATAAATTAGGTGCGCTGCCTATTCTAGTTGTTATATCTACTCTACTGTCATTGTGCGGAGGAATAAATTGTAGGTCTGTCCAACAACACGCCGTAACATTTCCGTTAGCACCTATGTAAATGCTGTTTTCTTTTTTAGCCTTACAATCAATAATCTTAGAATCAGTATTAACTTTTGCTCTATGTTGTATGCTTTTTTCTGTAGGAAATAATTCATCAACTTTAATTCCATTAGCATCAATAACTGTCAAACTGTTGTCTCTAAAACGACTTGTGTTTTTGTGAAAGAATTCTTTAAATCCTATTTCTTTGCTTAACTGCCTGCAATCTTCAACTTGGTGTTTGTTATGATCAAAAACTAACATATCCCATACCGCATAACCGCCGTTATTAATAAACGTTTTTGCGTTTTGTATAATCTTTTGCCAATTAGTATTGATACGATATCTAGAATGTGTGTCTTCTAAACCGTCAATGCCAAATCTAATATCAACATTTAGGTCTGCAAGTCGTCTCCAAAATGATTCTGACTTAGCACTGCCGTTTGTATTCATACTTAATACCATATTAGGATTGTGGAAACGCAGGTAAGTAAAAATTTCTAAAGTATCTCTAGCAGTAACAGGATCGCCAAAATTACCGCACATATATAATTTGTCTAGTTGCTTAACAAAGGCAATATCAAACCATTTTTGAAACTGATCGTATGATATTTCATTCAGTTCTAAAAATGGACTCTTAGGGCCGCCTTGTATATTTCTTGCACACATCGGACACGCTGCCTGACACTTGCTAGTAATTTCAAAATGTATATCCCTAATATCAGCTAACTTATACATTTTTTACCTTTGGTATTTTTGAGTCGGCGCTGCTTACACAACTAGGAGTAATGCACTGTAATGGTGCTTTAAACAGCTCAAATCCGCCGTCTAACGTGCCTAAGGGTTGGTCGTGGCAACTATAACTGCGTTTTACTTCGTTTTCACGTATAACGCATCCTTGATAACCTGCATTACAAGTCCATCCTTTGAACTTGTTAAAGCCAAACGCATTGAAACGTTCTGCTTGATCTAGTTCGTACTCTATTCCTTGATTGTCATAGAGCGCGACTTGTGCGACTTGCTCTCCGTTCCACTTTTGGGGAAACCCTTGCTGCATTTGTTGTATTTGTCCATTGCTGTATCCATCCACCACATAGGAAGCGGTAGGATCGGACTGGGGCTTGAGAGTAACATTGATACCTCTGGAGGCAAATCGTTCACAGCGTTCGTATAACTCTTGGAAAATTTCCGGAACCATAACTTGATTAATCGTAACATATACACCTGCTTTCATAAGCTGAAGACATTTGTCTCCAAACTCTTGTTCATTTGCAAACTCTGCGTGATAGCTTGCTGTTATACTTCTTCTTTGCAAAGTACTAGTTGACTCTATCCATCTGTTCCACCACTTACTTCCAGGTGACAAGTTAGTTGTCATATGTATACTTTGATACTTGGGTGTTGCATCACTGCAATAATGATCTATGATCTCCCCAAAGTATTTATACGCTGTGGGTTCGCCTCCTGAGAAGCTAAAATGAAAGTCATTGAAGCCGTTGTTTCTTGCTTGACGTTTTATTTCGTCTATTGTGTTTATGTACACATCTAAATTTTGATGATCAGGCGTACTTGACCTTGCATAAGGCCAACAGTAACTACAGTTATAATTACAAAATCTCGCAAGAATCCAAGACACTGTAAATAGCTCAGTATCTAATAAAGTCTTTTGACCAAAGCGTGTAATATCATTCCACGGTATTTTGTTGAAATTGTTCATATAACCATTCAAAATTATTTATTAGCCCCAAATCAGCCCCGCTAGAAAGCCCATACTGCTTGCCAGCAATAGCACCTGCAATAGCGTACTCACCGAAGGGAACATTCCCTCCAACTGTTGTCCATATTTGTAATCTTTCGTCTGTTTCATTGTCTACTTGTCCTCGTATTGTCTTACTTGATAATTTACAGCACTCTCTAAATGCTGACTTCCACGTATTAAATTCTGTTGTGTTAAACACTGTATTATTACTAACTTCAGGCATTGCATTAAACTTAGTAGAAATACTAGTTGTCATATCTGTTTTTGTAACATCCATTTCTAATGTTTCTTTTACAGGAAACAACTTTACACCACCGTACCCATATTCTAGATTATTAACAGGATTACGACTGCGCCAGACAAACACATTGTCTTTTTGCCACTTTGGTACTTGGTATTCAAGAATAAAATCATCAAGTAGTTCTGCGTCACCGTCAATGACCCAAAACATTGTTGTGTCACATAACTTAGCGGCTTCAATATGTGCTTGATGAATTCCTTTTACACCGTCAACTCGTTTAGCCTGTGGGTATCGTTTTAATAACTGTTCGTAATGCTTGTCTGCATTAGGTTCGTTATAACTAATAAACACAATGTCATACGGTTTAGGAATACTTGCTAAATGAGATATTTCTTTCTTTTTTGTATACCAGCAAAATTCATATTCTCTTTTAGAAATATATTTATTTTTATGATGAATCATTATGCCGTCATTATACAGCCCGTTCTTAAAAATATGAATGTTGTCTTTTTCCCATATGGGTATTTGATAGTCAAACAAAAAGTCTGCTTCAACGTCATTAGGAATTACCCAGACAAATTCACTTGTAACTGTTGTTAGTTGTAACACATAATCATCATAATTGTCAACATATATCTGTTGATATTTCTTTGGATAAGAAGCAAGTTTATCTACTTCCTTTTTGTTAACAAAGAATCTATGCTCAAATTCTCGTTTTGAAACTAATGTGTCTCTATGACAAATAAACAGACCATCAAATTCGTTTCCATTTTTAAAAATATGTACTGTACTTCTTTCCCAGTAAGGTATTTGATAATCAAAATTAAAGTTACTGTCAACATCAACGTCTGTAGGAATTACCCAAACAAACTCGCTACTACAAGACGACATTTGTGAAACATAGGTATCATAATTATTAACATAAATTTTATCATATGCTTTTGGAGTAGATGCAACAGTGTCTACTTCTTTCTTGTTCCTAAAGAATCTATAATCAAATTCTTTTTTTGCTACTACGTTATCTTTATGGCAAACAAAAATGCCATCAAACTCAGATCCATTTTTAAAAATATGTACTGTGTTCTTTTCCCAATAGGGTATTTGATAATCAAATTCAAAATCTACATCAACGTCATTAGGTACTACCCAAACAAATTCACTTGTTACTGATTCTATCTGAGTAACATAGTCATCGTAATTATTAACTTTAATTATATTGTAGGGCCTTGGTGCAGAAGCAACAGTGTCTACTTCTTTTTTGTTTCTAAAGAATCTATAATCAAATTCTTTTTGTGAAACAGATGCATTTTTATGTTGCAAGAACAATCCGTCATTGAACTGGCCATTTTTAAAGATATGAATTACATCTTGTTCCCAGTAGGGTATTTGATAATCAAAGTTAAAACTAGTCTCAATATCATTTGGTACTACCCACACAAATTTACTTTTAGCAAGTTGTAATTGTTTAATATAGTCGTCATAATCTTTTACAAATATTTTTTCATATGGCTTTGGTGTCGAAGCAACAATATCAATTTCTTTTTTGT